CGGCGCATTTGATCAAGCTGCATTTGGCTAACTTGATTTTGATTTTGCATCGATTGAATTTGCGCAACTTGGGCGTACTGGGCCAACGGGTTGGCCACTTCAACGCCTCGGACGCCTAGCGCAATGTTTGGGTCAAGTGCCATGGTTTACCTCAAAAAGGTGTGTCAATCATTCCAGCGCGGCTGCCAGTGCCGTAGTCACCGCCACCATATCCACCGCCACCACCATAGTAGGGGTTCATACTGACATTACGGTTGTTTAGCGCGTTAACCAAGTTATTGCCTTGGTTGTAATTTAAATAGGTGCTCAAGCCGCCGGTCAAAGCGTTGGCCGCACCGACTTGACCCGCCGCGCTTGCGGCTGCGCCCGATGTCATCAGGTTGCCCATGTTAGTAACTGCGTTTTGTCCCGCAGCGCCGACTTGACCCGTGGCCGTTTGGCCAATACCCGCAAGAGCCGCCAGACGGTTGTAGCCCGTGGCCTCACGCGCCACTTCGGCGTTGTAACCCGTTAGCGCCCGGTTGTAGGCGTTTTGATATTCTTGGCTGCCCAAGTCTTGGCCAAACCGTTGCGCGGCCTTCAATGCGCCGCCAGAGATCAGCCCGCCCCTAGCGGCGGCGCTTCGATCCAACGCCTTTTGGCCTTCCGACAACCGAAACGCATAGCCTGGGTCTTGACCCAAATTAACTTGGCCAGTAAACGCTCCCGGCATCATGTTGCGTTGCGCTTCAAGTTGGGGCAATGCACGAACGCCCGCTTGGCGAAATGGCTCTTGCAGCGCCGCTTGTTCTCTAAACATTTGCAGTTGCGCATCAGATGCGCGGCTGGCAGCGTCTGCCTGAGTGCTAGCTGCGCTGCGCGATGCGCTGCTACCTAATAATGAGCTACCAATAATGGCGGCGGGTATCATCCAAGGCATATCAAACTCCCTCGCTTAAAAGCTGTGCAATTTTATGCACTTGCCGATTATCCACAGGTGCAACAATCATGTCGTCAATCTCATCTTCGTCGGTGCAATCAGTTGCGTGAATGCAGTACCAAACAACGTCTGTCAAAGAACGAATGCCGTGGTGCTTACCCGCTTTAACGGTTACGCACGCCGGGGCGTGCATCACGGTAGATTCACCATCAACAATCAACTCAACTGAGCCTTTAGCCAGCACCGACAAATGGTCAAACTTGTGCGTGTGCTGAACCAACCATTTGTCGGCGGGGATGAATGTTTCCTTGGCGTAAACGCCGCCGCCAAAATGATGCTGGATGTCAGGTTCAATAAATTTCATTAAGTCACCTCACGGCCACTGACGCGCATGTTGATCGCTGTGGCAGTGCCTGCGATGGTGCTGATGAAGTCGCCTATACCCAACACTTGGCCTACCAACTCGGGGAAAGTATAGACCTCAGACGCTTGGAGTGTCTTGGTCTTGGTGATCAAGTTGGAGTTGCCGGCTGACCCAGAGACAGTGACCAAGTTGACGCTGATGGTTGCAGCGGTTGCGGTGTAGTTGGTCGCGGTGAATTTGTCGATGATGGCCGTGACGCCAGTAGCTGTGTACTGGGTGGTTTGACTGTTCTCAACAATCTTAGCGGGAACAAGGACTTTGACGGTGACTGTCATGGTTTACTCCAATAAGAGGCAATTATTAGCGGCTTGTTGCATGATGACCCAATTGGTGCCGTCAGACACCATTGTCGCCCAATTTCCTACAACTGCCAAGAGGATTGCTGTGCCGGCACTGGTACTGTCAATGGGCACAACGTTGCTTGAGGCAGACACCAAAGTCTGCGCTTGCATGTTCTTAAAAGTCAAAGTGCGGCCAGCCCATGACGATGCGGCTGGCAAAGTCACAGTGCAAGTCGATCCTGACTTGTTGTTGATGTACCAGATTTCGCCATTCGCAACTGTAAAGTCAGCGGTTTTGGTAACTGGTGCGCCGACGCCCATGTAGTCTGTATTGGCCACAGCAGCAGAAATGGCCGTGCCATTGCCCTTGAGCAATCCGGTGATGCTGGTCGATAGCGTCAGCGCAGGCGCCGCCCCGCCGCTGGAAGTCCCGGCCAAACCATTGGCGGAGACAACGCTGATCGAAGTGACATAAGTTCCAGATGGTTGCTTGTTGTTAAAGGTATTCCAGTCGGTGCTGGTCAAATAGCCATTGGTCGTGGTGTTGGCCGCAGGCATACTGATGTCGGGCGCAGTGCCGCCAGACGACACGACCGGTGCCGTGGCCGTCACCGCAGTCACGGTGCCTTGAGTCGGGGGCGGGAGCAGATTGAGCGCGTCAATCTGCTTTTGCATTTCAGCAGTTTGAGACACCAAAGCCGAACAGCAGTCAGTCAATACGTCAGGAATCGGTAAGGTAACAACCGGCGGCAGCGTTTGCAATTCCTGATTGACCAAGCGAAGCGCGGCATCATAGGACGCAATCAAAGATATTGAGTCAGGGCCAAGGCCAGAATCGTCAACAACCGCCGTGGCAATGTCGTTGAGCGACAGAAAGAACAAATACCACGCCCGGTCAATCAACCCGGTGCGCGGGTCAATCAACGGCACCCTGGGGGGTGTGATCGGTGTTGGATTTGCGTTGGGGCTAGGCATTGGTCGGGCTAATAATCAACTCGGCCCCCATGATGGCCACTTTGACCGGGTCAGTCATGGACAGCTCATAAACGCGGTCTCGCAGCTTAACGGTCATGCCCAACCGCCGCCAAAACGTCCGGTGGCCATACGCACCAATTCTGCCAAGCGGCGACCAATGTTCATTTGACCAAGTGTGCCCGCCGTCGTCCGACCAACGCAGCATGGCTTCGGGGTCGTAGCCTGGTGCGGCAGGGTATGAGTTAGTGACAATTTCATACCCGGTAATGTCAGTGTCTGACAATTCGTATTGCCCAATTGGTTCAAAACCATCCCCTGCTTCGGTGGTTAGTGTAACGCCTGATTGAGTGGCCAAAAATGTTTGCACATACTGAGCCACAAGGTTTAACCCCGACTCAGTGTCTATGTTTTCGCTGGCGTATGCAGGGTATAGGTTTAACCCTACGCCCGTTTCGCAATCCAATTGCAAGCTGTGATGGGCCGTGCGCTTGAGGTTGTTTTGTCCCGTGGGCAGCGCCCGCCAGGTGCGCAACCATTTTTGAATCTGGCCGTTGTCGGCGTACACGTCAAGGTCAAAGGCGTAGATATTGCCGTTTTCATAGTCGCCAACAACAATTTCGTTGTTGAACGCCATTTGGCAATTGCTACGGTGCCGGGTAAACGCGCCGTCAACAAAGCCAGCACGCTCATGCCAGGCTTGAGTGGCCGCGTCGTACACCCAAGTGGTGTTGGCCGCAGGGAAGATCAACACGTAAAAGCTGTGACCATCTTGTTGATAAGTGTACGCAACGGCGTCCGACATGTCGGCATACTGTTGGATTTGCCATTCAACCGCATGGGTCGAGATGCGTTGGCCTTGATACCCGTTGGCCCGGTAGACAATGCCTTGGCCCCGGCGATCTCGGCCCAGCCAGAAGAGGCCGTTGTCCATCTTGGCGATAGAGTAAGGCGCAGCGCAGCCAAGTTCGTTGAATGCACCTTGGATGCGTTGCAGGGGGAAATCTGTGGCGCCTGAGTCGTACCAGACCTCGATGGAGTTGGTGCCAAAGGCCCAGACTTCGCGGAAGTTGGACACCACGGCCAGCAAGCCATCAGGCGATCCTTCGGTGCTAGCAAACTCAAGCGGGTCAATGGACGTGCCATCCAAAAGCGTTGTGACCCACATCTTTTGGCTATTAGGCTCGTTGAACACAAAGTAGCCGTCCAGATAGCACACCGTTACCGCGCCGGGAAAGTCTGGGTCAGTGATCGGGCCAAAGCCGCCGGTGGTATTGTTGTATATGTAGCTGGGGCCGTTCGCAGCAATGAACAGTTGCGTGCCGTTGTCAGCCATGCTGACCGGCCCAGACCCCGCCACACTGCCAATTAGCGTAGCCGCGTAAGCGTTGTTGATTTTGTAAAGCTCGGTACCCGACACCACAAAGCCCACGCCGTCGTCCGATGAAAACGCCCACAGCCCACGAACCGGGCCAGTGCCCACTGTCGACAAAAGCGCCAAGCCTGGGCAGCGCTGTAAGAATGCCGGCTCTTTACCGCCTTCGGGGATAACTTCTGGAAACAGATTGACCATGCGGGCATCCGCAGCATTGATGCTGCGGGTCACATAGGTCGAACCAAGGATGGGCGTTTTCATGCGACGTAACTTGGATACCACTTAGTTGTTGTGACGTCGTAAGTCATTGTCAATGCCTTACTAACCACCGCTGTGCCCGCAAGAGCAATATTTCCCGCCGTTGTCCATGTAAATATGCCGGTTGGAATTAATGTAATCGTACCGCCACCAGTAGAAATTGGCGCTGCTGCTGTGATGGTCACTACCGCCGTTGTTCCCGAAACAAAAACAATTGGTGTTGTCGGGGCAATTGTTGTTGCGCTTGCAATAGTTGGTGCGGCAGCGCTTATGGCGCTGAAGCTACTTAGTGAAAGACTTGTGCCTGTGGCCGCGCCGATAATGGGTGTTACCAGTGTGGGCGTAGTGGCAAATACATTTGCCCCCGTACCTGTTTCGTCAGTTAAAGCTGCCAACAAGTTTGCACTTGATGGGGTCGCCAAAAATGTTGCTACACCCGTACCTAAATTAGATACGCCCGTTGCAATCGGCAAACCTGTGCAATTGGTTAAAACGCCACTGGCGGGCGTACCAAGCGCGGGTGCAACCAATGTTGAGTTGGTAAATAGCAGTGCGTTGGTAACTTGTTTGGTTGTGCCTGACTGCACAATTGGCAAAACATCAGAAACGGCGGCGGCAGTTGCGGCGGGAAGAGAGGTGATTGCAATGGTGGCCATGTTAGTAATTTCCTGCGTAAATGTTAAAACGTTGACGGGTGGCGATCAGCGAATACGGCATTGACATG